CAATAAAATATACACCACATTTGGGTCCATGCCAGAAATGCTCAATTTCAAATCCACACTGCTGGATTTCATATCCTGTTGAATCTCACTGATTCCAAGATATTGACCCATGCCAGCAAATAGAATTCCATTGATGGTCACTTGAGATGCAGCATTGCAGAATGTAAATATCTGCTGCGCTTTGCCTGTTCCAGTGCCAACACCAGTGGCCACAAATGTCACTCCAACTGTATTTGATGATGCCCCAATGGCTGTAAAATTGGTTGTTCCAACCACTGTGATTGTGTAAGTGTCACCAACAATAAAATTGCCAGCATAAGTTGTGACAATCAATTCCACAAACTCAGCATATCGAATGGAGCTAGAATTTAGTGCTGCAATGGTTGTACTCATAATTATCCTGTGATGTATTCTCTAAATACAAATGGACCAGACCATTCGACAAATGCCCCATTGGTCATTGGTGTTAATGAATATATAGGGCATTGCTCGGCCACCACATAAAACTGACACGCATTTCCAAGCAAAACTGGTGCAGATGATGATGGTGAACCAATCAATGGACGATTGATGCCAATCACTGATCCACTCGAATCCGCAGTAATTTTATACACATACCCATTGATAGATATAAAATCTCCAGCTTTGTATGTACCATTTGATGTCAGATTGATAGTTTGACTGTTTGGTGTTGGTGTCCCATTCAATGTGGCCACTGTCGCTGTGCCTTGGTTTTGTGTAAACCATGACAATGTGCTTGATTGAAATGTAATGTAATCTGGCAGCTGTCTGTCCAGATTATCAATGGCTTGAATCACATTTCTGACCTGTGGATAATACAAATAATTGTGTGGAATGACTGTAAACACCCATGGCACTGATGTCAGATATTGAGCCACTGACACTTGACCTGATCTGGTCACTTGTTGGCCAACTGTCCTTCTGTTGTTAACAGTCATTTTTTGTTGAATATCAACAATGTTCTGAAAACCAGCCATTATGTTCTGCTCCTAGTTGTGGCAATGTTTTTGGTGGCATATTGGTTTGCAGCCCAAATGGCACCAGAGCTGCCATAAATCCGATCTTCAAATGATTTGGTATCGATGGCTTGGATGTTGTAATTATTGATGGTTTGATTGGTTCCACCCATTGCAGCTGTCATGTGATTTGGAATGATAGTTGATGCACCTCTTGGCACAATGATTTCTGGACCATTCTCACCAACAATGGATGCTTGGCCAGCTGATAAATCACCCCCTCCAGCTGATCCAATTCCAACTGGCACAAATGATTTTGTTTCAACTGGGGCTGGTGTTCCACTTCCACCACCAATCCCAAGAAAATTAAAAAATGCATTTGATGCTTTGACAGCTTGCATTTGAATTTGCAATTGAATAATTCCCATAATCATGTTTTTGATCATGTCTGCAAAATTCAATTTTCCTGTTTTGGCAAAATTTTCCAATGCTGATGTCATTGAATTGACCACCAAATTGAATGATTGTTTTCCAACATCTGCTGATGTTTGTGCATTTTCTCTAAATTGATTAAATGCTTGTGTCCATCCAAATTCAAAAGTCTCTTGTGCTTTTTGAGTATCTTGCACTAATTCTTTGGTCATCTTGGCTTGCATTTCAGCTGTCAACATGATTTCCTTTTTTTGCTTTTCATAAATGGAAAGCAATTCTTTTGCACCTCTTACATTTGGATCAGTTTCAGCAATTTTTTTGTTGATGCTGTCAATGACTTTATCTCTTTCATTGATAACTTTATTGACTGCATCTTGGACTTCTTTTTCTTTTTTAGTCTCTTGAGTGCCTTGCATTTTTTGCTGCAACTCTTTGTAAGCCAATGTGGCTTGATCATCATAAATTTTTGATAAATCTCTGGCAGCCAATATTTGTTTGTTGTAACTGGCAATGACATTTCTATGAATTTCTTCTTGCTTGTCAGCTTTTTTATTTTCTTCTTGTTTTGGATTTAAGATGCTGTCCTCATATTCAGCAATCCTTTTGGCCATTTCAGCGACTTCTTTTTCATATCGCTTATTGTCTTCAATTGCAGCTTGAATGCCTTGTGTAAATAGTATTTTTGCATTTTCAAATGTATGCTCAATTTCCATTCCAATGGCTTTGAATGTATTGACCACTCTACCGCCAAGCACCGCAATGGTTTCCATTGCAACACGCAATCCATTGAAAAACAAATCGGCAATTCCATTGCCTTTTTTCATTTCATCATAGAATTTAATCAAACTTGGAATGACTGCATTGGTAAAACTCAAACTCAATTCTCTGCTGGATTTATCCAGTTTTAAAGATAATTCATGAGCTTGCTCAACTGCTTGTGCATATTTATCAAAATGCCCTTTGGCCTCATCCAAAGTGTTTGCCAATCCTTTAAGATCAACTCCCCTAATTCCTTTTCCAAGTGTTTCAAATGCCAATCCATTTCTCTCTGTTGAGTCTTTCATTTGACTCAATCCATTGATTGTTTTTTCAAACAAATCTTGTTCAGATAAATGTCTTAAATCATTTAATGTCACACCCAATCTGGAAAATGCCTCTTGAGCTTTTCCATTGCCTTGAATGGCTGCCTCTAGTTTTGCTGTAAATCCAGAATAAATTTTGCTTGTATCTTCAGCCCTACCGCCATTTTCTTCAAGTGCATGGGATAGTTCCAATACTGATGCTGTGGCCACTTCATTGGCTTTGGCTGTTTCCACAATCTTATTGGAAAACTCCATCGCTGCTCTAGTGGCCTCAACAAATCCAGCAATGGATAATGCCTCTGGTAAATATTCTTTTAATTCTTGGAGAGAATTTTTGGCCTCGGCAATTCCTTTTTTGAATTCCGTTGTATCCAGTCCCAGCTGTGCGCCTAAACCAGCAATGATATTTGCCATTATTTACCCTCAAAGAAATGTGTAGGGGCATTTGGACTCATCATGGCAAAAGCCAAAAGCCTTTGACTTGCCAATTCCTTTTTATCTTCATCACTTAATGGTGGGTAAAGATAATCGTATGCCCTTGGAATTATATCTTGGAGTTTATACGCAGTTTGCCCTTTGGACAACATTTTATTGAATTGACCAGCTGTCAGTGTCCCCAAAACCTCCAATATCCCATAATTGCCAATCAGGCCATCAGAATACATGACACATATGTCAGTGAATGTGTTTTCATCAATTGAGCTTGGATCAGTGCCATGAGCTGTCAAATATGCTTTGACTTGTCTACGGACTGACCCAATTACTTTCCCTTAGTGGCCTGATAATTGGATGAAATGCAATTTGAAATTTGCTCAATCAATTCCAACTGGATGGCAAATGGAAATAATTCTTCAATGTCAGAATAATTGACTTCAGACATATTAAATTCTTTATTTTCTGGCACCAATAATCTGACAAACTCAGTAATTCTGTTTTGCGTAATAACTTTGTTTTTGCACGTTTCTTTTAATGATTTATCATTAACTAATATATCGCCATCAATATATTTAATTTCTGAATCATCTTTTTCAATGTTTTTGCTTAAATCATCAAAGTATTTTTGGACTAAAGAATCATCCACAATCTTTAATCTTTCATACATTGCATCCAATTCTGATGTCAATGGGACTTTGACTTTAAATGTATGGCCACCCAATTCAAATGACCTTGTTCTTAAAAGGTCTTTGTTTTCAACAAATTTGGAGCCAAAGGCATTTGCAAACTGATTCATATATTATTTTCCTGTTGTCATGTGTTTTGATCTGTATTTTAGCAATGCATCTCTAAGTGACCCAATCAATGAATTGGTCACTTTTTGAGAATTGCTTTCCAATGCTGGCCTAATAAAAGGCATTCCCTCACCCTTTAACCATCGAGCTGTTCCAAACTCAATGGCAAATGCTCTGGCATCTCCATGCATATGTTCTTTTTGACCAGTCTTTTTGTTGACGTATTGTCTGGTCATCAATCGGCCTTTTTTCCCATCATCTGGAATAAATTTCCTACCAGATGCCACTGTGACCCTTGAAATCATCACCATGGTTGGTGTTGAATATCTTGACCTTTTATCTCTTGCATTTGGCCTTCTGGCCTCGACTTGAAGTGATCTTAAAAGTTGGCCAGTATCCACATTGCCATGGGTTTCCAAATTACTTCTTGCTGATTGTAAAACTGGCTCCATGGCTTTTCGCATGGCTGACCGCAAAATATTGTTTGCATCTTTTTCCCCAAAATCATCATTGATTTGATCAAGCAATTGCTCAAATTCATCAAAACCTGACCATTGGAGAGTGAGTTTATCCATTTAAATTTCTGATCACTATTTTTTGAAAAATCAGATTATTCAAACTCAAAACATAATCAATGACTTGCTGTGGTGTCATTGTGCTGGCATGGTTTCTGGCAATCTCATATGCCAAATCCATGGACAAAATCTTTTGTTGAGAAAAGCCAAACCAGTCCTTTTTACCAGACTCGGATTGGCTTATCAAGTATTGCAGCAGATCATTATTGTTTTGTATTGTATTCATCTTATATTATTCTGCTTTTGTCTCTTGCTGTGGTTCAACAATGATGGGGTTGAATGGATCATCCCCACCAGCCAAACACATTGCAATTGCTGCATCAAGGTCTTCCGCTTGGAAAACCTTACCATTTGCAAATTGGACTGTAATCATATTGATTAAGTGTTATTGGACCAACCATACTGGTTGCCCCTTGGGTGAATACTGAATGTGCATTTTGCCTCGGCATTGGGAGCCATATCAATGTCAAACTCAGATACTCGGCCATTGAATGCATAAGCAATTGTGTTGGTGCCGTCATATGCAGCAATCACAAAAGTGCGATCAATAGTGCCACTATATGCATCACCTCTGATCAACAATAGGCCAGCATCGGATGGATTCCATGCAGCTGTGATCACCAAACTTGTGGGCTTGGATTGAGTTGGAATGATGTCTGATTGTCTGGAACCAGCCACCGCAAAGTTGGCAGATGCATCATCTTGGCCAAACTTTGGCACCACTTCAACCAACAATTGTTGTGCAGTTGAACCTGTACCACCAGCTGCTGTGCCAACAATGGCAGCGACTTGTGCAGTCCATGTTGATAATTGGCTGACTGTCAATGGTGTGGGTGATGCACTTGTTTGGCACCAAAGTGATGCTTGAAAACCAGCTAAGACTTTATTTGGTAGAGCCATGATTTAATCCTTAAAAAAAGAGTTTAAAAAACATTGTTTTGTATTATCAGCATGGAATATCCATTCGGCAGTCCAGTATTATCTGATGCAATTTTACTTGATCATCATATGTATTGTATAGCATCGATATATCAATTTTTGCAACATAAATCCCAGCAAAACCGCTTTTGACACCCAATTGGCCAGAGAATCCATGCAGAGCCTGAACAATGGTGTTTTCTATGCCAAAACAATCATTCATGTTTTGAGCAAATATTGAGCATTGAAATATTGGTGTATCAATGCCTTTGTTGGACTGAGTTGGTCCTGTGTAGACTGGCTGGTGCACATTTCTTAATTGCCAAGTCACAAACTTTGGCTCAGTGGCAAAATTCCTGTTGAAATTTGCATAGACTGGCACTGGTGTGACTGTGGCTGCCAATTGATTTTGAATCGCTTGGGCATAAACCAGAATGCTTTGTTGTGTGGTCATACTGATGTCACTGGGTCATTTCTATAACAGAGCAATGTAACATTCATCCGATCATTGGACTCCATCACATCAGTAATTCGCCAATCAAATCCCCTCCAAAAAATGGAATATAGGTTTTGATTGTCAACAATCTGTTTCATCCATGGTGTGTAATTCATGGTCAATTTCACCAGATCAGAATAAACTCGATCATCTTTGGTGATGCTGACTGTGTTCTTTACATCTTGAACCCTTGCTCTAGTGTCAAACCATTTGGTGATGGCAGTGGTCTGCTGGCCAATAGAATCCACACTATTGGTCACATGATTCACTGTCAGGTTTTCATATCGAGCAATGGCCATTTACATCACCAGTGGTTTGTATGGTCTTAATAACGCAGCCACACCATATGGGATTTCTTTCAAAACTCCTTGGAATGTGTTGGACCTGTTGTTGTATAAATGCGTCAACAACATCAAGCCAGCCAATTTGATAACTGGATATGCAGCATATGGGCTGGCATTGGATGTGTACAGCACTGTGATTGGATTGGTCATGGCTTGATTGACTTCATCAGGGATACCATTGCAAATCACCTTGTTTCCAGTCACATCATAATAATATGATGTGGGACTCAATACAGTAAAAACTGGTGGTGTGCTGCTAGACCAATATCCAACTTCATCAATCACCACCCCAGCACCATATTGAGTGTTTTGGCTGACTTCAGGCAAATCCAGATTGACTTGAGTGCCAGTCATGCCATTCCAAGCACCATAATACACTCGATATTGAGTGGGGAAAATGGACATTCCCAGAAAATCCTCAATGGTCATTCTGGTGGCCAATTCCAGCTGGCTCAAATACTCATCCTGAGATTCATCACCAAACAAATTCAATTGATTGGTGATTTCAGTCAGAGTGAGCCATGCAGTTGACAAATCTCTGTCAACTTGCTCCACCTTTTCATATGAAAATGGATTTCTGGTTGTCCCTAAATATGGGCCATTGGTGTAACTGTCCAGTGCCATTTTGACCCTTTAAGTTGAAAGTCTCACACCGCCAAATACATCTCTGATTGTGCTGCATACACGTTTTTCAGCAAAGAGAGTCAAAAATCCAGCTTGTGTCTGTTCAAACCACTGGAATGACATTTCTTCATGATCAGCAATAGTGACAAATCTTTCCCATGCAGCCAAATACACTGGCAATTTGCCTGATCCAATTTGGTCCATGTATGGATTGGAAATCAATGGTTGGCCAAACAAATTACCAACTGAATTTCCATCTTTTTGACCAATATCCAAGAACAATGGTAATCCGCTGGTATCTTTTAACTCACGCACATATGCAATGGTGTTTGGATGCATCATCCATGCTGTGGATGGCAGATTGTAGTATTGTGGTGGCAATGATGTGAATAAGCCAACAATGTCATCGTAAGAAATTGCACCGCCAGTTGATGAGTTTTTTGTCAATACTGTGTGAATTCCATTTGTAATGGCAGAGCCATTTGAGCCAAATGCAGCTGCTGATCCTGATGTGTAAGAATTCAATCCACGCAATCCATATGTACCGCCATATGTGGTGGTAGTTGATCCAGATTGATCATTGTTCAGCATCATTGAATATGCCTCTTGCTGGGCAAATTCCAATGCAATGTCTGATAAAAGGGTTTCATTCAAATTGTTGATGTCACTCAAAATTGCAGTTCTGACTGGCACTTGAGCTGCAACAACTTGGACTGGCAATTGCCAAAATGATGTTGCTGTGTTTGGTGTTCCCACATTTGGAGTAAATCCATATCCCCATGGATTTGTTGCATTGGTCACATTACCTGTTTTGACCACAAATGCTTGATTTGATCCAATTGTTGGTATCACTCTTGACCCAGCAATTCTTAAAGGATTTGCATAACGCAATGCAGCAAATGCATCGTCATAAATTACTCGGCCACCAACACCAGAGCCTGAGCCTGTCAATGTTGATGCTTCATTCATATTGACTATGATTTTTTCATCTTTTTTTAGAGATTTTTTGATAGCGTCAAGGATGATGTTCATAATATTCCAAATCAAATGTTAAAAAAAATGGGGAGAGAATTTCTCTCCCCATTCAGTTTAGGTCGCTGTACCTGTTGAACGATAGCGAATGATTGAGAATGGATCAACCACTGATGTGGCCAAACGCTTCTCTCCAAAGAATGTAATATAGCCAGGCAATGTCTGGTCATATCTACGCATTACCATGTTCAATCTGTCAACGATTGTATGGCCACGTTGGAAATCACCAAACCACATTGGGTAAAGTGATGTGGTACCAGCTGATCCAGTTGATGCTTGAGCTGGTGTGTCCATGTACTTGTTCACAACAACATCAAATCCCATGATCTGGCCAACAATACCCTCATACACCAATGGAGCCATACGCTCAAATATTGGTGTTCCATTGCTGTCTTTCAATCCTCTGATCTGAGCCAACATAATTGGGTTGATCATGAATTTAGCAGTTGGAGTCCAGTATTCTTGTGGTAACAAATGAATGAAATTCACCAAATCTTGGTATGTTACATTGGCAGCACCGACTGTGTTGGCATTACTTGTCAACTGGTCATATGTAGCAATTGATGCCAATCCAGAGCTGGAACCTGTACCAGATGAACCAAACGCAGCTGTTGAAATTGTTCCACCAGTATATGTGCTGTTTGCACCGCCATACTGATTCAAGCCACGCAAACCATTAGTTCCACCATATGTGTTTGGTGTATCTGTCTGGTCATTGTTTTGAATCATTGACTGGCCTTCAACTTGGCTGAATTCCATCAACATATCGTCAACCACATTGGCTTCTAAACCATCGATGTCATCGAGTGCAGCAGTACGAATTGGGAATTGGACATTCAAATCTTGCAATGTCAATTGCCAAATGTTTGTTGCTTCAGTTGTTGCTGCACCATTGTTTTGAATGGCATAGCCCCAAGTTGCACCAGCATTACCAGTCTTTGCTCTGAATTGATATGTTGCACCTTCAGTGGTCACATTTCTGGACAAACCACGCATAGGATTCAACAAACGCAATTTGTGGAATACGGGATCATAGGCTGTACGGCCACCGACACCAGCACCACCACCAGTCAATGCAGAGCTTTCATTTAAATATGCTTGATATTGACTTTCATCTTCAAACATTTTCAATTCTTTTTCAGTCCTGTTGCCCTTTTTAACAAACTTAGAGAGTTGTTCTCTCACGTTTTTGTTAACGTCACCACGCACTGATTTTTCAGTTCTGATGAAATTTGGCACTGCAATTTCAGAAATTTTGGCCTCTAAAGCTGCCAATTTTTCTGTGGTTTGCGCTGCAATTTCTTCAACTTTTGCAATTGTCTCGGTCTTTACTTCCTCGATTTTTGCAACATTTGATGCCTCGATGGCATCGACTTTTTCTAAAATTTTGTCAACTGACATGATTTAATCCTTATTTAAGACGTTTTGATAATGCTTTCAACAATTCTCTTTCCTCTAGGGCTTTCATAATTGCATCGGCCTCATTGACCACCGCATCCGATTCGCTCGGCTTTGGGGTTTCCTGAATCACTTGATTGGCAGTATCACGCTGCTCAATTAGTTTTTTCAGTATTGAAGATGCAGTGGTCGCATCTTTTCTTGAAAGCCCAGCATCACGCAGTGCCTTCTCGATCACTCTTGGATTTGCATGGCCTTCACCATCAAAATATTCCAAATTCATTACTTCAGCAGCTGGATTGTTTGGATACATGACAACTGAAACCTCACGCAAACCACCTTTTGTGATTTGGAAATAAGATTCACAATCTGCATCATCATCGTCATCGCATGGGTCACCATTGGCATCCACCATTTGTGCCTCATCGGCATATGCACCGACTGACACACCGCCAAACATATTGGGAGATTCTTTTAAGACATGATAAAGATCAGAACCGCCAACTGTGCTGAGATACAGTTTGCCCTCGGCCGTCATTCCTGATTTATCAAAATTGAATTCATTCCATTCACCGACTGGCATTCCCATGTCGTTGTGATTCAAAAACATCGGCAAAGGTTTGCCACTTTTTGCAAATTCATTGGCCCAGTCCATGAAACCCTCTGGCTGGTAATTGAATTTTCTGCCGTCCTCGCCATCCCTTGGACCCCAAGTTGTGACTCTGGCAGATATTTTGCCACTAGGTTCGCTTTTTGGGTCTGCCTCGTTTTTTAGGCTGACTTTTGCCTCGCAGATCAGGTTCATTGATTTCATTGATCACCCCATTATGAATCGATTGATTATTATCTTGTATTATTGTAGGGCTTTTTTCAATAATTTTGGGTAGTGTAACATTACTCCCATGAATTTGTGAATATAGATGTTGTATTATTTTGTGCTTGCTTAACATATTAGGTTTTACCAATATTCATTTTGCTGGTTTGATTACCGCCACCACCGCCAGTATCTTGTGGGCTGGAACCAGCAATTGGGTCAATCTTAGCAGTTTTTGCCCCAATTGGTACATTAGTTTTTGATATGCCAGTTGGATTGATGGCTGGCAATTCATCGCCACCAGCAATTTTTGGCATATTCAAATATTCTCTGGCCTCATTGGGAGTGAATATTCCAGCTGACACACCAGCTGTGACAAAATTCATTTGATCAAGTGCAGCACCCTTCAAACAGTCTTTGGTATCAAATCTGATGCACAAATTTGGAAATCCACGCAGCAGCTGCTGATTGAATTTTTGCTCAATATTGATAATTGTGGGATACATGGTGGTTTTATAAAACTCATCCAACAATGTCTGGGTATTATTGTATTTCCCCATTTCCAAACCCAGCAATTGAGCTGGGACCCCAAACAATGCACAAATCCGCTTGGTGGTCTGGTCTTTTAATTTGGCTGCATCTGCATCTTGCAATGTGAGCATTTTGACTGTTTCAAAAGTCATTCCCTGATCAAGCATAATGGCTTGGCCAACTTTGCTGGGGTCTGTGGGTCTGGAGCCAGTCATCGATGCCCAAGCCTCTTTGAGTCTGGCAGCAATTTCTTTATATTTTCCATCTGGGATGACTTGTTCTGTCCTGAATAATCCAGATGGTTTGGCACCATTTTGCATCACATAGTTGGCATAAAGATCAATATCAGTGTCCAAAGCCACCAACTCTGTGGCCAAAATACCTTTGTTGAAACCAGCTGAACCTTGCCATGGTGCCTCGGTGATATGGATCACTTGATGGCTGAGTAATGGCTCATCTTTATTAAATCCATATGTTGGAGTGCTTAATCTGTATGTAGGGTATCTGGCTGGATTCATCTGCACTGTGATCAGAGTGGCATCCAAGTTATACATCTCGATTGGGGTCTGCATCGAGTCTTTTTGATCTTTTCTAAAAAGCAAAGTGAATGTTTCACCAGCCAAATCATTCCACATCACCCATTGATACCAAAATTCATATTGATTTTGAAAATTATTGGGTTGCTGCAATAGGTTCAATACTTGTCTGGCCTTGGCTTTGTCTCTGGTGCCAGCTTTATCAGATTTCAATGCATCTTCAAATGTGCCATCATCCAATTTGTACATGATGGACACTGAGCATTGAGCCAATGCTCTTGCTTTCATACCCACACAACTCATAATGGTGGAATTCCTCGACAATACTGACATATCCACAATACGGCCAGCATTGGTTGTGCTGGATGTGGTCACATACAATAATTGGAAATTTGCACCCTGTTGTTTGTCAGATGATTGTCTGACAATCTGGTTTCCCAGCTGGGTTTGGCCAAATAAAGTGTTTGATTCTTTACTTGTTTTACGCTTGAAAATATCTAAAAAAGCCATGTTTTTCCCCCATTTTGATCACATATTAACATCAAAATGATCTAAAACCAAATGAGCTGGATACATATGCATTATCTAGGCTGCAATGAGCTGCAATGATCATGGCAATAATGCCATCAACTTTGGCTGCCTTATCTGCCTCATTTTTACGCACCTTAATATTGCCATTTACATCTTCATAAACCTCACAATTGCTCAATTGCCAGCCCACAAATGGGTTTCCATCATGCTTGATCTGTTTATTGAGAATCAGCTTTTCCACATATTTGGATGGATTGGACAAAACTCCCATGCCTTGGCCAACTTTTTTGACTGGAATGCCAGACTCATGCAATCTGGCCACCAAACTGGCTGCATTGTAGGCATCATATCCCACCTCTTTGACATCATACTTTTCACATTCAGACTTAATGTAATCGCTGATTTCTCGATCATCCATCACATTGCCTTCAGTGATTTTCAAAATCCCTGATTTAACTGCCATCCTAAAAATGTCTGAATAATGTTTTGGAATTAACTCCAAACCAGCCTCTGGCAAAAAGAATTTCCAATGTGCTTGATATTCCAACTCAGCAAATCGCTTTAATGTGCAAACTGCATTCAAGTCCCTTGTGGCTGCCAAATCAAATCCAATGAATACTGATTCTGGGGTCCGATCATCAGCTGGTGCAGCTGCCTCATCCCAAAATGTTCTGTCCAACCATGCTGACTGTGCGCTTACAAATATATTCAAGGTTTTGCACAAAAATTCATTAAGTGCAGCTGGTTTGTGCTTGGCCTCCTCGGCTCTTTGAGCAATGGCCTCCTCAAAAACCGATATGCCATGCATAGGGTTTGCCTTGGACCAAACTTTGGGGTCCCTCCAATCATCTTTCAAATCCAATGAATACAGCAATCCAAACCATCTGGGATTGTCGCTGGCCTCACCATATAGCATGGATTGGTACATCGAGAAATCCTCATAAAATTTGGTGTCCTTGGTAAAACTGGCAGTGGTGATGTAAATCCTCAATGGGTTTTGTCTGGCCACCATACCTGAGTGCAGCACCTCGATGGAATTCCGATCCACAATCTGTGCAGCCTCATCAATGATCACGCAGCTGGGATTTTTACCATCCCCAGTCTTTTTGGTGTCTCGACTCAATGCCTTAAACATAGATTGACTGTCCCCAGCTTTTTTGACCTCATACTTTGAGACATTAAAAGTGTTGGCCAGACCAGCTGGCATATTCTCAATAAATCCCTTGGCTGAATCAAAAACAATGGTGGCCTGTTCCCTGTTGGTGGCCAGAGTAAATACTTCAGCCCCAGCCTCGCCAAACTGCAATTCATAAAGAGCCAAAATGGATGTGAGTGTTGACTTACCAGCTTTCCTTGGAATATACAAAATTACATCTGTCACCATTCGCTTGGAATGATTCTTTTTTGACCTAAATCCATAAATGGCACAAATCAGTAATATCTGAAATGGCTCTAAAAGAATGGGGTCACCAGCATTGGGTCCCTTGGTATGTTTTAGTGTGGATGCAAAACTGAGTACATGGCTGGGATAATCTGGGTCAAATACCCATTCCCAATTTTTATCCTCATACTGATTGATAAACCGCTGACACGCTAATCTGACATCTTGGCAAACATTGATCTCACCCTTGGCCACTTGGTTGGCATACAAAATACCATCTTGATAATTCATGCAGCCTTTGGACCTCTGAGCAATGTATCAATGCCACTGGTGTCTTTGGTTTGTTTTCCAGACAATCTGGCTTTTGGAGTCAATCCCAATTCAGCCATTAATCTGATGCATTGTTCCAATGCCTTGGCTCTGATATTGACCAATGGATTGATGGCAGCTGTCTTTCCATCATTATGCCAAATCATCAATTGATCATTTGTAAGCCTCATATTGCAATTGACGTACATTTCCATGGTATCGGCCAACATACCCAATGTGTGTCTGTTCTGATTGTCACCAATCCCATAAACATCAAAAAGAAAATCTGATGCCTCTTTGACAAACTGTTTTTTGTCAAATTTTTCTGGATGATCATGCCATTCTGCATAAGGCATTCTGGTTTTAAGTTCAGCTGGGATGGCTGCTGGCTTTCCGCTTTTGCGAACCATTCGAGTGCCTTCAACTGCATGGAGTTCTGGTGGTTTTCTCATGATAGTTTTTTCCTATTGATTTTTAAAACCCAATTAACCCCCTCAATTTGCTTTGCAGAAAATTGGG